CGGCAATAACCTGGCGGGCATTGCGCTGGTAGTAAAGTGCAACACGCTGCGGGCGGCTGTAACCAAGCTGTCGCTCCGCCATCCCATATTCGAGGTCGCTATGATCGAGTCTTTTTCCACAGGTCCGTTTGTCGAGTTGCAAGCGGGCAATAGGACTTGGTCCACGGCAACGAAGGCGAGGGCCGGGCTAAGCGTGATCGGGAGCGTTCAAGGTCTCTACCGTGGCACCATGTCACTAAAGTCGAGCGCACTCCCCTGGCCAATTTACCTGGCGTGTCTGCAAAGGAGAGGGAGCTGTACGGTCCAGTTGGCGGTCTTTACCCTCCCAATTTTAAGGGCCACCTCGCTACCGATCAGGACAGAGAGTACCTTACGTCCAAAGGTCTCCCCGAGCTCCCGTATGTTGAGCCTTACTTGTACAATTTGATGCGGCACCGCAACGGTCCCTGCGACGATCAGGTCTTAGATCGCGCTCTTGCCGACTTGAAGGACGACTACGCACCTTCGATGTTCGACAATGTCCGCATACTTACTGACTACGAAGCCCTCCGTGGAGTCCCTGGCTCTTTGTTCCGCCCCATGAACTTGCAAACCGGAGCCGGCCATCCTTTCTACGGCGTGAAGAGCGCATTGATCACCTTTGATGATGCTGCCAAGACAGTTTGGGTGCATCCCTTAGTGGTGAAGGCTAAAGACCAGCTGCTTGAGCTGATGGATCTCGGTATTGTCCCTTTGAATTGGAGCTCCGCCGTGCCTAAAGACGAGGCTATGGAGTGGTTGAAGGCGATGTGCTCGGATGCTCGGATGATCAACGTCGTTTGCCTCGCATACATATGGTTATACCGTAAGTATTGTTACCCATTGGATTGCGTCGATTTTATGGACTCGGATTCTATGGAGAACCGTATAGGCATCAATTGTGCTGATCCCGCGCAGGTGGAGATGTTCGTTCAGAGCTTGCTAACGTTTCCGAACCACACAGATGAGGATGCGGCTGCCTTCGACGTTCGTCAAAACACCCAGTTTTCCAACGCCGTTAGCTTACTCCACGATTGGCAAGCTGTCCAGGCTGGTTACTGCCCCGTGTCTCGCCAGCGCGTTTTCTGCCTCTCTCGTATGGCATGGAACTTCGTTAAGGAGATTAAGGGTGAACTGTACTATTTCAGGTATAGCAACCCCTCCGGCGATCCGTCCACCACGGCTAGGAACGGTAAAGTGAACAGACTAGCGGACCGTTATGGGCTGTATTATGCCATCCCCAGGAGCATGTGGCACATGAAGTACACCCAGTGGTTCAAGCTGGCGACATTTGGGGACGATCGGGCTAAGGCTATTCACGATGAGGCTTTGCCCTACCTGGCTGCTATGCAAGCGGCCGTCGCAGACACTGGTTTGGTGTTCACTTCCGGGTCAAATAAGAATGTTGCCGTAGAAGTCTTTAGGGGCATTGAGGGGCGTTCCTTCTTAAAACGCACCTTCCGTTGCGAGAACGGTTTGTGGTTAATGGCCCTCTCCCAGAAGTCTATACTGGGTATGCTCACTACTAGGTACCGCGGCTCGCTCTCCGCCACGGACCACTATGCCGTTTTGCTCTCGACGGCCCTTTTAGAGAGCTCATTTCACTCGCGCGAAGTTTTTGCGGAGTGGCGAACGTTGGTGGACGCTTCCCAAGCGTACCTTTCGACGATCAACGTTCGTGTTGAAAGGTCTTCCTTCTGGAAGGTCCTCACGTTCGAAGAGTATCGCGCTGCCTACTTGGCTCGCACTCTCTCGTATTGGACCCCAGTTGTTGAACCTGTGTCGCAAGGTTTCTACGCCTTGGACCAACCAACGTTGGAGAAAATCATGTATATATATATGTGTGCTTAGGTCATATAAGTAATGACGTTTTATTGATTGTGTTATAATGTTTATTGTTTTGCAATTTTCCAAAAAAAAAAAAAAAAAAAAAAA